AAGCGGTGACAACGTGGCCAACTGCTCCTGGATGATGTCGTAGAACGACTGCGGCACGGTCTCAGGCCCCTTGGTGCTGGTGGCCTTCTCCAAGTTGCGGCGCTCAAAGGTGGCACTGCGACGCTCGCCACGCGCAATGGCGCGGATAACGTCAGCGTCGCTCGGTGCTTCAGCAACCTCGCGGGCTTCAGTGCGAACCTCAGGTGCGTCAGCCAAAGCGTCAGCAACTCGAGCATCGCGCTGCTCAGCGGCGCGAACCTCGTTCAAGTGATCCTGACGAGTGTTGATGCGGTCGTTCAGGTTGTCCCAAGCGGTGCGCTCTTCAACAGACAGATCACGCTTTTCCTGCTCAGCCCGCTCCAAGTAGCCGCGAGCCTCGTGCAGGTCTTTCTTCTGAGCCTCAACGAGGCTATCAAGGTAAGACATGCTTATCTCTTTCGTTTGATATGTGATGCGCAGGGATGACGTGCCAGGCGGGACGCTCATGGCAAACACACCGGCGGGCCGCTCAGATGTGTTGGTGGAGGTGGTCGGAATCGAACCGACGTTGGTGCCGTTGCCCTCGTGAGGCCTTAGCGGCTCCGCTTACCAATTCACCCCCCAGGGCTTACAGCCCCAAAGCCTTTTCGGCCAATGACAACTTTGCCGCCAAGATGCTGGCGGGAACACCAACAGGCTCATCGGCCTGCGGTGCGATCTTGTCCACGACGCTGCGCAGCAGCGCTGCCTGTGACTCGTCGATGGTGCCGGTCTGCAACGCGCTCATGGCGTCGTTCAACTCGTCCACGTCGGTGGCGGTGCGCTTCGCCAAAGGCATCAACTTGCGCACGCTGGCGGTGGTCTGCGGGTAGGCCGGCACGCCCGTGACTACTGAAACCTCGTGGATCTTGGCGGCGAGCAGGGTGCGCTCAGCGCCGTCCTCGCTCCAATCGTCCTTGACGGTGGAGAAGCCAAAGGACATGCCACCGATGTCGCCGCGCTCAGTGAGCACGCGCACGTCGCGGCCTGGGCCAGTGTCGGGCAGGTCGATCTCTACCCAGCCACCGTCAGGGCGATCCTCAATGCGCAAAGTCTTGGCGCGAGTTGATCCCAACAGCATCTCGTCGTTGTGGTTCACATAGGCGCGAATATCCACGCGGGACTTCAGTGAGCGAGTGAACGCACCAGGCGCAATGCGCTCAGTGAAACCGTGGCCCAGGGGCAGGCTGGGCACGTCGTACTTCCAGGCGTAGCCGCCAAAGGTCATGCCGTCACCGCTGTCGGCTTGGCGAATCTCAGTCACCTCCGCATCAAAAGTGCGGAACTCAACGCTGCTCATGTTTGCTGCCCTTTCGTCTGCCTGCCATGCGTTGCAGTAGTGATCGCCGCGCACATACTCTTCCCAGCGTTCGCACCATGCGCGGTCGCCTTGGGTGTTGGTCTCGTCATAGAACATGCAATTGCCGCAGGCCCGACCTTCAGGCACGTCGTCCTCAAGTGCTGGCCGGTAGTTGTCTGGTAGGTCTCGCTGTTCACTCATGCCCATGTCCTTACGTTCGCCGCCAGGCTCAATGCCCTCAGCGATGCTCAAGGCAACCATCTGGTCAATGGCTGCTTGCTTGCTGCCGTGGCAGCCCATGACTTCACCGTCTTGTTTGATGGTTGCCCAACCACTGCAACTTTCAGCCTGGTCGGTAATGAAGTAGGGCACTAGATCTCCAAGATCAGCAATTCTTCTTCCAGCCTTAGGCGCTTACGCTTAGCAACCTCGGCGTCATCTGGCCAGCGCTCACCTATCACGCTGCCCGTGGCCACTTGCAGGCCAAGTGCATGACCGTCAATGACAACCTGGCCAAAGGCTTTGCTGGTTGAACGGTTGCGCCCAATGACTGAGCCGCGCAGCTCGATGACAACTGGCAACGGTTGAGGTCGTGGCGGTTCGGGGTAGAACAGTCGCGGGCCTGCACCCTCTTCCACCACAGGCGGTGGCGGCGGTGGTGGCGGCGGCGTTGAAGCGGTGCCTGAAGCCGACCCAGACGAGGCGTTAGCGCCTGAAGTGCTACCTGCCAAGTCTGGCGAGCCAAGCGCTGATCCTGCGCTTGCAGTAATGCCACTGGTAGTCCCTGTCAGGCCTGCTGCGCCACTAGCGCTGCCTGCGCTTGCTTGGACACCTGCAACCGATCCTGTCGCGTTCTCAGTGCCGACAACGGTGCCGGCGCTGGCTTGACCGCCAGACACCACACCCACAAAGCCTGGGCTGCCCGTAGCGCTGCCAGCGCTCTGGCTCGAGCCTGATGCCGAACCGGCGAAACCCTGCGCACCCGTTGCGGTGCCCGTGCTGCTATTTGAGCCAACAACGAAGCCTGTGCCCTGGCCGCCGAGCACGTCAGCGTCAAGGACACCGAGCGTTTCGCTGTCAAGCGTAAACAGCCCAGCCATGGGCTACGAAACAGCTTCAGACAGGTTTCCTGCCGAGATTGTGTAAGTGCCCGCGCTACTGAATGTTTGCGACGTGTCCAAGGCCCGCGAGCCATAGAAGGTGCCAGCACTGCTAGCGCTCCAATAGCCGAGGTGGGTGATGGTGGTAGAAGTGGGAACATCAAACACAATGTCGGCATCTGACACCGCAGTGCCACCGCTCGCGGCAGCCCAAGTGATTGCCTCGCGGGTGTACGAACCACCCGAAACTTCATTGCTACCTGATATATTTGGCTCAGCAGTGTGAAGGCTGGCGTAGCCCGCTACGGCAGTCAGGCCGCCAACTTGGGCGTTCAGCCCATTGTCATTGAGCGCCACTATTCCTCCACGATCTCAGTGATGTTGCCTTCAGCGTCGCGCTCAACCTTGCGGCGGCGGGCAGGCTGCTCAGGCATAGATACGTTTACAACCGGCTGCGGCATGTTGCGCAAACTGTCCGACAACGTGATGCCGAACTGTTGCGCAATCTGCAACGGGTCGGTGTCGGCCTCGCGCACTGGGTAGGCGTCCTCAATGTTTGGTGCTTCAGCCTGCTGCGCTGCGTTTTGCAGCTGCACGCTCGGCAAGCCGGTGTGCTCCATGACTGGCAAACCAAACGCGCCCATGACCTCAGCAGGGTCAAAGCCCACGTTGATCAACCGCACCGCCATTTGCACGCGGCGGTCTTGCTCCACGATGTTGGCCGCTTCCAGGTTCACGTTCGCCAACGGCACGCGGTTGGTGTCGCCACCAGCCACAGGTGAAAGATCCTCGCGTCGGCGCACGTCATTGGTGGACAAGAAGCCGGCCTGGGTGCCGATGCTGTAGGCGGTGTAGCGGCTCTGGAGGTCACCGCGCAGCAAGCCGTCCATGTTGAAGCGCAGGAAGGATTCACCCGGCAACAGGCGGCTGAAGGCTTCCTCGAGTTTGTGGACGTAAGGCCGCAGTGTGATCGTGACGAAGGCAATGTGTTGCTGCTCAACTGAGGCCATGCTCATGCCCTCAGTCAGGCCCAGCATGGACGGCTGGATCTTGAACACTCGGGCGATCTCTTGCACTGCGAACTCGCGGGCCTCGTTGAGTTGCGACTCTTGCGCGTCAGCGCTCATCTTCTCAAACTTTGCCCCGCCGGTCAGAATGTTGGGGCGGTGTGCGTTACGCAAGCCACGGCTGTTTTGCTCAAACTGAGACTTCAGCCGGTCAGCCTGCTCTTGGGTCAATTCGCCAGGGGTGTTGATGATCCCTGAGGACAACGTGCCATTGCCGAAGTAGCGGGCGGCGTATTCGTCCAACGCTCGAGCAATGCCCAGGACATCCTTCAATTCATCCACCCGCGCCATGCCAGCGACCTGGCCGGGGCGGCGAATGTCAGTGATGTGCAGCATGTCCTCAGCGGGAATGATCTGCGTGTGATCAAACACAAATTGGGTCAGGCCGCGCTGATCCATCTGCGGCTTGACGCGCATAGGGTCAAGGATGCGAAAGCCAAGGATCTCTTCGCCCTCGCGCACGATGCGAATGTAGGCATTGCCGTTCAGCAGAATCGACACCAGCGCAGCTTGGTAGAAGTCGCTGCGGCCAACCGAACGGTCAATGTCCGGCTGCTCAACCCACGCCGGCTTAGGCCGGAAAGGCACCCGGTTGCCGTCGCGGCGAATGAACGTATCCAGCGGCATCGTGGCGATGCTGTCGGCAATCAGCCGCACCGAGGCAAAGACCGTGGCCACCTTGGTGGCGGTCGCTGCGGATACTTGCACGCCCGACAGTGACGCCGGCGCAAACAGCCCGTCAGTCAAGAACAAAGACTGATAGGTGACCGCTCGGCGCTCGTCGGCCCCTGGTAGTAAACGTCCCAGCATCAGCCACGCTCCAAAGCAAGGCCGAAGGCCATCACACCGACGCCCGCCACAATGACTGCGGCAGGCACGAAGATCATGCCCACGCCGACAGTGACCGCGGCAAGGCCAGCGATCTGCAACAGATTGGCGGTCATAACACTCCTAGTAGAAATTGACAGCGGGCGCGGTCGGCTCTTCGATGCGGGTGACCGCCCGCTCCACAGCCATGACGGCTGCAACCGCCAAGTCAATGTGCCGTTGGCTGGCTTTGCTTTCCTTGCTCAACCGCCAGCCGCGTGAGTCCTGGCGCAGCACAGCGTTAGAAACGTGGCGCGTCAGCGCAGGCTCACCAGCGTGTGTCAAAGCCCGCGTGTTCACCATGTCGGTGAACCGCTTGGTTGCCGGCGTCATGCGCGATGCCGACTGCGGGAACTCCGTTACAGGTAGCCCCTCTTCGGCAAGGATCTGCAACGACCTCGCCCACAAATGCGGGTCTGCGGTGATCTCGCGCACCTGCCAACGCAGGCACGCTGTCCTAATTTGAGTTTCAACTTCAAGAATGTCCACGCGCCAATCCATGGCACCTGGCGGCTTTTCCCAATGCCCCGCCACCATGACGTGCGGGAACTCGCCCATCTCAACCGCCACCAGCGCTGTGGAGTCACCTGAGAACGAACCATCCAGCGCCAACACAACATCGGCCCCGTCAGGAATCTGGCGGGCAACATGGCAGTCATCCCACGCCGCCTGCGACAACCATTGACCCTGCAAAGACACAGGGCGGTTGAACCAGTAGCGCTCCCACTCAGCGCTTGAGGTTTGTGGATCTTCGTAACTGTCGGCGATAGCCGCCAGATCCATCCACTCAGCAGCTGGCCCGTACACCTCCGTCAAGCCCGCCATGCGGTGGGTCTTGAACTTCGGGTCATGCTTCGCGCTGGCCTGCCGGTGATCAAACACCAACCCAGCGTCGGACACGCGGCCTTCACTAACCGCTTTGAAGTATTCGTGCGAGGCCTCGGCCACGCTGTGCTCGCCAGGCGCGTACATCGTTGAGGTCTCCAAGCACCAACCACTCGCCACCTTGCGCTTGAGCAAGTTGCGAATGACCACCTGATGGAGGCGCTTGAGTTTCGGTAGCGCCCACAGGTGAGTCTCGTCAAAGACAGCGAACGTGGACTTGCCGCCGTCCTTGCTGGAATCAGCAGCCGACTCTGGTGAGATGACGCCACCACCTGGCAGCAAGATGCGACCAAGGCCGACATCTACGCGCCCATAATCAGCGACCAATTCTGCGCTAGCGGTCTCAGGGTTGAGCATGTAATAGATGGCGTCATAGGTGTTGCCCGCCTGGCCCAACTCGGTTGCAAAGCACAGCACCTCAGGGCGCTGCACCGGCTTGCCGACAGGCTCGCCCTCGGCGTATTCATAACCCCAAGGGCTGACCTCACCGGCGGCGGCGAAGTGTGAAAACCGCACCGGGCCGATGGCCTCAGCGACCGACAAGAACGCAGCCAACTCAGACTTGGCGCGACCCTTAGGCCGGCTGATCACAGCGCGGCGAACATGCCGCTTGCCGTCAGGTTCTAACTCATAACACCGCGCAATGAAAGCAGCGAACTCGTCATCAAGCACCACCGGCTCGCCCTCGATGTCGCCAGGGCCATGAACCAAGAAGTGTTCAACCCAGTCAATTATCTGAAAACCTAAAGTTGTAATTGCAGGCTCGGTAGTGGCCATTTGTTCCTCTTGCGCGAATTGCATGAGCGGCACGCTGGCCTCATGTTTGCCAAAGCGTGCGCTCCACCTTTGGACAAGGGCTTCACATGGTCAACAGTTTCCTTTGGGCCACCACACATCCAACAGCCAGGAAACATTGACAGACGCGCCATAAGTTGATCTTTAGAAAATGGCAGGAGTTCAGCGCTTTTCTTTCTAGCGTGCCTTCCACGTTCCCAAGCAGTAGCCGCGGCTCGATTTTGTTGCTTGTAGGCTCGGGCATACTCAGCCACTCGTTCTTTGTTTCTTTCTCGCCATTGACGCTGAGCCTCTTTGCGCTTTTCTGGATTTTTGGCTCGTTGTGTGGCGCTGTAATTCTTTAGACGATTCGGGTCATTTTGTTTCACATACTCATAACGTTCGCGTGCCTTTTGTGGGTCATATCGCTCTCTTGACTTCTGGCGTTCGCAAGCACGGCAATAGGCTCGAGGAACAATGTTTCCTGAACCAGCCTTGCGCTGACCAAAGCTACTGCGAGGCAATAGAACTTGACATTGGGCGCAAGCCTTCAAGTCATTCATTTATGACCGCCATAAGTCTGGCCTTGCGCTCAGGGCTAAATGTTGGACGCTTCGGCACCTGCTTAGCCTCGGTATCCACCTCAATGCGCAAACGCAAACGATCCTCAGGGGTGCCCGCAAGTTTGCCGACGCGCAAACGGATCTCAGCCGCCAAGCCTGGTGAGCCGTTCCACATCTCGGTGTGAAGCATGGCGGTGTCAATCAGGAAATCCCAATCAGCGTCAATGAACGTTGCCGCCATCGCGCTGCGCCGCCAGGTGTCAAACCACGCCACCGTGCGCTCATGCCAGGTGTAGTCCGGCAACTCAGGGCCACGCAGCTGTCCGTCCTCAGCCACCTTGGTGAACTCGGACTGTCGGCGTGCGGTGTCGTTAGGCCTTGAGCGTTCAGCCTTGGGCGCAGGGCCACGTCCAGGCATCACACCTCCAAGGCGTTATGGTGTTAGGGATCAAGGGGGAAGTCATGGGTCTGTTGGGCAAGAAAAAGTCGAGCATCGTTTACCAACCAGCGCCGCCAGCGGGCAAGCCCGCGCCTCGAGCAAGCAGCGACGAGGTGATGCAGCACGCTGGATTTGAGCGCGGCTGGCGAGCCGAACCCATCAACGCCGTCCACTTGCGATCAGGTGTTGTCGCGCAGCTCTTCGCTGAATACGAATACGCCGCCATGCCGGCCTGGTGCAAAGACGATGGCGAAGCTGTTGTGGTGATCGTTCACGACCAACAAGTGGCGCAGATTCCCAAAGGCAAGGCCGCAGCCATTCGGCGGCTGGGCAACAACGTGCCCGCAATGGCCATCTTCGCAGGCTCAGCCACCAAGCCTGCGCTGCAAGTTTTCATCTCAACGCTGTAGCCCCAACCCGCACGCTGTGACCTGCACAGCGTCTGGGGGGCACAGGGCCAGGCCCCTCTTCCTCTTCT